CGACATCAATTACTACCTCGTATTCTGGAGAATTTTCCGGAAAATACATAGCTGCAGCTTTATTAAGCGCGCCAACCCTTGAGAAAGGTGGTATGACTATTATGCCAAACGTGAAGTACAAACAAGTTATTAAACGAGTTTCTACTGACGATATTATCAAAAACGCTACTTGCGATTACGACCCTACAAGTACAATTACATTAACTGAAAAAGTTCTTCAACCAGAATCTTTTCAAGTTAACTTGACTTTGTGTAAATCTGATTTTCGTTCAGATTGGGATGCTATTCAAATGGGATATTCAGCATTCGACGTATTGCCTAAATCTTTTGCTGATTTCTTAATCGCACACGCTGCTGAAAAAGTTGCTGCTGGAATGGAAACTTCAATTTGGCAAGGTGTTAACGCTACTGCTGGACAATTTGCTGGTATCATGACACAATTAACAACTGATGCTGCTTTACCTGCTGCGCAAGAGGTAACTGGAACTACTGTTACTGCTGCTAACGTTATTACTGAATTAGGTAAAATCGTTGACGCGTGTCCTGCTGCATTGTACGGAAAAGAAGATTTAACATTGTATGTTTCTTCAAATGTTTATAGAGCTTATGTACGTGCTTTAGGTGGCTTTGCTGCCGCTGGAGTAGGTGCTAACGGTTACGACAACAAAGGAACAAACCAAGCGTTAAACGATTTGTATTTTGACGGTGTTAAAATCTTTTTAGCTAATGGACTTGCTGCAAATACAGCGTTACTTTCTCAAGTATCTAACTTGTTTTTCGCTACTTCTTTAATGTCAGATATGAACGAAGTTCGTGTTATTGATATGGCAGAAAATGACGGTTCGCAAAACGTACGTGTAGTAATGAGATTTTCGGCAGATGCAAAATATGGCTTCGCTTCAGACCTTTGCACATACGGAATCGTAAATTCAGCTAACTAATTTACTATAAATTATACAAAGGGTGGTGCAATATACGCCACCCTTTTTTTTGTTAAATATTAAAAACTAAAAATATGAGCTGCGATATAGCAAACGGAAGATTAGAAGCGTGCAAGGACGCGATTTCAGGACTTCTAAACATTTATTTTATCAATTACGGGGATTTGTCCACCGACACTATTACATATAGTGCTTCGCCAAATGACGACGTTATTGAAACTTGGTACCCGAACATGAATATTAACCTTTACAAATACGAATTGAAAGGTGCAAATGGATTCGACCAAACTATTCAAACGTCACGTGACAACGGTACTACATTCTTTGAACAAGTATTAACTGTTCAATTAAAAAAACAAGACATCGCTACACACAAAAATGTTAAAATGTTAGCATACGGACGTCCACGAATTGTAGTTGAAACACGCGACCACCAATTCTTTTTGGCTGGATTAGAACAAGGTTGTGACGTAACTGCTGGCAATGTGTCAAGCGGTACGCAGATGGGTGATTTTAATGGTTATAATTTGACGTTCAGTGCCATGGAAAGAATACCGGCTAACTTCTTAGAATGTACTTCAGAAGCGACTTTATCTGCATTATTTGATGGTGCTGATATTGTAACGTCTTAATAGGATTTTACTTGCATATACGAACCGCTTAGAAATAGGCGGTTTTTTTATTTCGGTACAATTCGAGTATTTTTTAGTTATATATATATGATTGTATTAACTACCTATATAACGCCACAAAGATTCGTGTTTATACCGCGTAATTCGTCTTTTGATACGGTAGAAATAACCGACGAACAAACGAATGTAACGGTATCAATAGAAGGTTACACGCACACTGAAGGCGATTATTACGACACGTTAAAAGCTGTATTTAATTTAGTTGAAAATCATTTTTACACTTTGGTAATAAAAGACGGAACTACAATAGTTTACAGAGATAAAATATTTTGTACAAATCAACCTTTAGTAACATTTTCCGTAAATAACGGTCAGTATGTTTCAAACAGTACAACAAACGAATTTATAGTTTATGAATAATATACACGTTCTAAATTTAAGTGCATATACAACGCCAACTATTCAGGAATCTAAAAGGGATGCTTGGGTGGAATTTGGAGAAGATAATAATTACTTCAATTTTTTAATAGATAGATACACGAATTCAACAACGAACAACTCACTTATAAATAATATTAGTAGACTAATTTACGGGCGTGGATTGAGTGCAATAGACGCGAATAGAAAGCCAAATGAGTACGCTCAAATGATGGCTTTGTTTAGTAAGGATTGTGTTCGTAAAATGGTTATTGATAGAAAAATGTTAGGTCAGTTTGCTATTCAAGTACACTATTCTTCAGACCATAAAAAAATTCTTAAAGTTTACCATATACCCGTTAATCTTTTACGCGCTGAAAAGTGCAATAAAGAGGGCGAAATTGAAGGTTATTATTATTCTGATAATTGGGAAGATACAAAAAAGTATGTACCTAAAAGAATTCCAGCATTTGGTTTTTCAAACGAACAAGTAGAAATATTATTTTGTAAACCTTATGCGGTTGGAATGAAATACTATGCTTATCCTGATTATCAAGGTGCAATTCCATACGCATTATTAGAAGAAGAAGTAGCTGATTATTTAATTAACGAAGTTAAAAACGGTTTTTCAGGAACTAAAGTAGTAAACTTTAATAACGGTTTACCTTCAGAAGAACAACAAGAAATTATTACGTCTAAAGTACTTGGAAAGCTAACGGGTTCACGTGGTCAAAAAGTAATTGTAGCATTTAACCAAAACGCAGAAAGTAAAACTACGGTTGACGATATTCCATTAAATGACGCCCCAGACCATTACACGTATTTAAGTGAGGAATGTTTACGTAAAATAATGTTAGGACACAACGTAACAAGCCCCTTATTATTTGGTATTGCTTCAGCAAATGGATTTAGTTCTAACGCTGATGAATTAAAAAATTCAAGTATTTTATTTGACAATATGGTTATTCGACCATTTCAAGAAGAAATATTAGATGCGTTCGATACGATTTTAGCATTTAACGGAATTAGTTTAAAGTTATTCTTTAAGACGTTACAACCTTTAGAATTTGTAGATTTAGAAAATACACAAACTGAAGAACAAGTAGCTGAAGAAACGGGTACGGAACTAAGCAAAGTAAACACGGACTTAGAAGAAATATTAGCTGAAGTAGACGCGAACCAATTAGGTGAAGGATGGGTTTTAGTAGATGAAAGAGAAAGTTCAGATAGCGATGAAGAATTAGACTTACAATTAATTAAAGCTGAAAGCGATTTAGAGCCTAAAACAACGCTTTTAAGCCGCTTTATTAACCTTGTTCAGACTGGTAACCCAATGCCGAAATTAAAGAGCGTACAAGATAAAAAAGTTGGTGATTTAAAATACTTCAAAGTAAGGTATAAATACACGGGAAATAAAAATCCTGAAAGAGACTTTTGTAAGGCTATGATGGCTAAGGAAGAAAGACTATTTAGAAAAGAAGATATAGACGCTATGAGTAAACGTGCGGTTAATCCTGGTTGGGGTGAATTTGGCGCAAATACATACGACATTTTTAAGTTTAAAGGCGGTGCTCGATGCCATCACAAATTTAGCCGTGTTACTTATATGTTAGACTTAAACGCTATTGAAAAAGGCTACGAAGAAATAGGAACGCGTGCAGCTGAAATAAAAGGTTACAAAGTTACAAATCCGTACGAAGTTTCAATATATCCAAATAATTTACCTTTAAATGGATTTAGTCCAAACAACCCAAACACGGGCGGTAAAATGTTAAAAGAAAAAGAACAATAAAATGGCTGAAGCATTATTAGTTACACGAAATGACATTGTAAAATTTACCGCTTTAAACGGTAATGTAGACACGGATAATTTTATTCAGTGGGTAAAAGTCGCTCAGGATATTCATATACAAAATTATTTAGGTACTGATTTAATCGAAAGAATTAAAACAGATATTATAAATGAAGATTTAAGCGGTGATTATTTAAACTTAGTTGTTACGTATATTAAACCGATGCTTATACACTGGGCTATGGTAGAATATTTACCATTTGCGGCTTATACAATAGCGAACAAAGGGGTGTATAAACATAACTCGGAAAATTCTACCAACGTAGAAAAAAACGAAATAGATTATTTAGTTGAAAAAGAAAGAAGCATAGCTCAACATTACACGGAAAGATTTATTGATTATATGAGTTTTAACCAATCTTTATTTCCTGAATATAACAGTAATTCAAACGGCAATATGTACCCTGATACACAAAACAATTACACGGGATGGTTTATTTAAAAAAATACAAACCAAAAGACGAAAACGTAAAAAAGTTAAAGGCTTATTTGGTTAAATTAAATAGCGATAAAAATGGCAAATAGTAACGGTTGGGGAGATGGCGCGGCAAACAATGCAATAGGTTGGGGACAAGGCGCAAACAACGCAATAGCTTGGGGAGATTCTCATGCTAAAAGTTGGGCGGGTTTAACTGATATTTCAGGTGCTCCAACAACAGATGCAGATGCTCAAGCATTCATTACAGCGGCTGCAATAACAGACCCTACACAACAAGCGGCAATCAATACTTTGGTAGTTGACTTGAAAGGGTATTCTATTTGGTCAAAAATGAAAGCTTTGTATCCGTTTGTTGGTGGGACGGCTTCAACGCACAAGTTTAATTTAAAAAATCCTTTAGATACGAATGCAGCGTTTAGATTAGCTTTTAGTGGCGGTTGGACTCATTCAAGTACGGGGGCAACACCAAATGGTACTAATGGTTATGCTAATACTTTTTTAACCCCTTCAACATCTTTAACGGTTGACAGTCACTCATTATCTTATTATAGTAGAAGTAACATATTAGAGTCAAATAGGCAAGGAATAGGTGCGGCCAATGGTGGTTACGACCCTATGATGTCTTTAGGTGTTTACAATCAAACATATTATCCTGCACCTAACTTTGGAGCTTCTGCCCCAACATATACTGAAACAACGGGATTAGGTTTATTTACAGGAACACGAACCGCAATAAATAACGCTAAAATTTATAGAAACGGCATAATAAGAAATGCTAATACTACAAATAGAACTGCGACAACCTTACCAATTTATCCTTTTGCAATAGGATGTTTAAATAGAGAGGGAATTTTAGAAAGTTATACAGCTAAACAATGTGCCTTTGCCTCAATAGGTGACGGTTTAACAGATACCGAAGCGGCTAACTTATATACAGCGGTACAAGCATTTCAAATAGCATTAAATAGAAACGTATGAAACTAAACGAATTAACAAAAAAACAAAGACTAACTTATGTGGGCTTGCTTACTGAGTTACAAAAAGGCGAATTAATCGGTCAATGGTATGCACCAGACAGCTACTTTAATCCTATCCAAGATGTTAACGACAATTGGGTAATATCAGTTGAAGAAATGGAGCAGTGTGTTAACCCTGATTACCTTTGGGTTAAAGACCTTGACTTAATTCCTTACGAACCAAAACCAACCCCACCACCTTTTGAAGTATGACGCCAATAGACAAATTTTTAGAAATAATTAAAAAGCACGGTGCAATGGGTGTATTAGCTTTGTGGCTATCTTATACCCATTTCGAAGTTCAGGATTTAAAAGACCGTTTATTTAATTGCTTAGAAAAAAAAGTAACTTTAGTAAACCCTGAAATAAATAACAAGAATAATATTTACGCAACTTTACCCGAAAAATTAAAATATGTCAAACGTAAAAAGCTACACGGATAAACAGTTACTTGACAAAGTAATGAGTTTAGACACGTTCAAAACGTTACCCCCTCATTTATGGCTTTTGTTTATTCGTTCAAATGAAGATGCAAACGATGCATTCGACGATAAATGTTATGTATTTAAGTTTAACCAATTTCAGTTGGTTACAAGTTGTACCACAAACAAAGGAAATAAAGGTACTGCGGTAATGGAAGCGGGTGCATGGTATTACGATTCATATCAATACGGATTGCATAAAGGCAAAATGCCAGCTTTACGTCAAGTAAAAGGTATTCCGTATAAACGTGACTTAACAAATGACCTTAAAACGAACCCTACAACCGAAATAAAACGTGATTTAATTAATATGAATATTCACGGCTCAACTTATAATCATGGTTCTAAACAAATATCTACAAGAATAGGCGGCTGGAGTGAGGGGTGTTTAGTATTAAATAACAATGCTGAATACGAAAAAGTAGTTCAAATGGCTAAATTGTATCCAAGTGTTTCAATATGTTTAATTAACGAATTTTAAAATGGCAAAGAAAGTAAAAGTAGATTTAGAACTTGGAAACACGAAAGTAAAAGTTTCTAAAGAGGGCAAAGATTTAGACGTTAGCGTAGACACTAAAAACATAGACGTAGAAGTACACAACGACAAAGATTCAAAAGAGTTCAAATACGACGGTAAAAAGTTGGATATTGATATTAAAAAAGATGCTGAAGGCGTAGAAGTAAGTTTAAACGCTGAAACGGGCTTATTAAAGTGGTTAGGTAAAATTATTTCTAAGGTAGTTTTACGCCGTTTTAAATGAAAAATGAAGTAAATCATTTACACACTACATTAAACGTTTCTAATAGCGTTAAAACACAATATAAACACAAACAAATAGATTTTACACCGTTCCTTTTAGGGTTCGCAGTAGGTTTTATTTGTTTATACTTAATCCTTAAACATGGTAGAGAAAATTACTAAGAACATTGCCAAAATTAATTTGGTAGGAAAACACGTACAATTAGCTTTATTAAGCGATTTACA